GCTTCCCGATTCGTGTCTGTAATGACCTTTAGACGCCCTTTTTGAGCCTTTCCAGCCTTAGTCATGGCTGCGCGATTCGTTTCGTGGTGAAACTAAACCGCGGAGGGACATGGCGGTGGAACGGCTGCTTAAAAAATCGACAGGCATTGAATCTTTTTTGCTGTAATTGCAACGACGGCAGCAAGCGACCAGATTGTCGTCATGATCCGTGCCTTGCTTAGCGACAGGCACTACATGATCCACCGTGTCAGCTTCCAATCCGCACCAAAAGCAACTAAATCCATCACGCTGAAGAATGCGTTGCCTGATCTTCTTCCAATGCGTTGAGTTTGCATCACGCTGCGATCTGATAGTCATTCAATACCACCCAAACTTCTTTTGATGTGCCAATGCTCCATCACATATCCTGCCATCATAACGCTTTGTTATATATCTCAAAGTCAAATCAATTTGTTTTCGTGGGCTTTGTTTGCCATACCAATCGGATCGCATTTGCCCCAATCCTGTGTGGCTTCCATTCCTTACCCAATATCTCCAAGAGCTTTCACGATGTATCAATTCAACAAAGCATTCAAATTCATTCCATTGATTGATTTGATTGTGTGCATATAGCTTCAGGTTCATCGAATCATTGATCCAATGAACCTGATTTGCATTTGTTGTCTGATAAGTAAAACCCACAGCTAAAGCCGTTAAGGCAAAGAGCTTCCCCAAACACTTTGCCCGCCGCTGCGAGCAATCTCGCGTCGCGGCTCGCTGCGAGCGTGCAGAGTGTAATGGATTGTCAAGTGTCGTCAAATCTTCACGCTCATTCATCGGCGTGTTGCACAGGCTGTGCATCGGTTGTGGATAACTTGATGTCAAACATTTCCACATAAGATTCAGGCAGATAAGACATTGCCCTTCGCAAATAAAGAATCGCTTGCAGGGCTGTTGCCGCTTCAGCTGTAAAAGTCATCTCAATTGTGTGTTTGCGTTTCATCGCTTAGCTCCTCTACATTTTCCAATTCTTCCACGCCAAACGCGCTGCAACCTGAACATTGAACAAATACCTTGTCAGGCGGCAATCTGTCTGAAAGATCATTGAAGCTCAAATGCACCTTGTGCGCCTTACAGATTCGACACTTTGCCCGATACAGCTTCGCCATATTTGCTCCTATAAAGATTTTCGATCGGTTGAAGGTTTTGTTGCCCGATCCACCAAGTCGGCTGTTTGTGGTGTTTGTAGCGATCTCGCTTGGCAATGCTGACAGGTATCCAGCCCGCGATTCTGTATTTCGGGCACTTACCCACGACCAACACCGCCACATCGTGATTGCGGTCTGATTCATAGATAATCAATGACCCGCCGTCATAGTGTGTCCATTTGACTTCAATCGCTGCTCCGACATCGGCTGTCACCTTAAATCGGCTCATTGCAGGATCAAAACCAATCATTCCGAAATACTTCGCCACAGCTATTTCAGCCCCGATGCTTTCGGTCACCTGTGCCACATATTCAGGAAATGACAGCTCTTTGTCATAGCGGCTGGAATGATTCGGCTTTAGATCAAGCTCTTTGATTCGGCTAAGTGCGACTTCGGCTGCTCTGATTTGTTGTGCGTAATCAAGCACAATTTTCATTTTGCCGCCCTTTCCTTATCGCTCAACATATGATCAGGAACAGGCTCTTTTTCAATCTTAGGATCAAGGTTTAACCCGCGCTCATTAAGATAATCGGCATAATCTTCAGGCGATAACCAATCATCACCGTCAGGCGTTTGCTTCCACCATATGATCGGGCATTGCTTGGCTCGATTCTTCTCCGAGCACGCCCAACCAAGATAGGGCTTTCCCGACTTCTCCGATGTGCCAACGCGCTTCAAACGATGACCATGCTGGCATTTCGGCGGCTCTGACATCAGCTTCGCTCCGAGCACCTGTTTCAGCTCGCCGATTGATTCGGCAGCTGTTTTGACATTTGCGGGTTTGTAGTGATCCATGGGCTCGGCTTGGAGCTTCTCTGCCTTCTCCATGTCTTGCCGCGTAGGTCGAGCGTTTGACGGCGTAAGCGCGCCAATCGCCCGACCATAGGCTGAAGTCACCGCGTTTTCGACCCAAAAATCGCGATTGACGCCATGCGTTGCCCGATGCTCAAAAGCGTAGTCAATAGCAGCGGGCAATTCGTTAGGATCATCGGTGCGAAACGCTATCGCGCGCACCAAAATTCGACCATTCTCAAAATCAATGTGATCAATGTGGGCTTCAATTCTGCCCATCGGAAATTCAGCTCGAAACCGAGTGATTCGAGCATTGACATCTTCGTAATTGCTGAGATCAAACGCCATCACTTAACCTGCCGTGTGATTGCTCTGCCTTTGTAGAATCCTTGCGTGTAGCCGACTTCCTTGCCGCTGTTGAACCCTTTTGCATAACCGATCAGCAATGCCATAAAAAGCCCGCCAATCATAAAAACGACCGAAATGGTCGTGTTCAAGAATGTTGCGATTGTTTCCATTTTTGCTCCCGTTGCCACAGCTTCATTCGAGCTGCCAGCACTTACAGAATGACATCAATCGCCGACAATTTCAAACACTTGGCGTCGGCTTGGGCGTGTCATCATCTTTTTTGCGTGATTTCAAACCGTTGCCTGCTAAGACACCGCCAAGCGAGCCCGTCAAAAAAATTGCCAGCGTTTTGAGCAAATCAATGAAAGCTGCATCGTTTGGAGCTTGCGCGCCAATTGGCTGAGTGACGAAAATTAGGGCATAGACCGTGCCTACCGTGACGCAAAAGAATGTCAGAGCAAGGGTTGCCCCAATCAAGAAAATGAGCCGCGCGTGTATGTCTTCAGGGCTCAACTTTTGCTTTGTCGATTTCGGATTGAGTAATTGTCGAACCCAAAATGTCCGTTGTGCAAGTTCCCGTGACTTTGCATTCGGGTGCTTGACATTCATTCAAATTCCAATTGTCGAATTCTTGGCAAGGGTATCTGATCCAACCGTCATAGCCGCATGATGTCAGGGCGAGCGAAAGGGTAAGCGCGCCCAGACACCACGCGATCAGCTTATTTGCTGATCCCGAAAGCGGCATCGTTTGGATTTGCCCACCGCATTAACACGGGCGCAAGTGCAGCGATGCCAGCCAAGCCAAGTGTTTTCAAGTCGGTTGTGCCTGTTGCTAGATAAACCGCAAGCGAGCCTGCGATAAAGCTACGCGACCAGCTCGCTAGGAGTGCTTTCATTTTTTCCATTTTTCTTTTTCGCTTTCTTCGGCTTTGTAGGTGTAGCCGAATCGGGAGCTTCAACGATTGGAAAATCGCCGTCAAACGGTGTGAATCTTGGAATGCCAAAACCGACAACAGGCGAACCCTTGCCGATTGCGCGCTCCTTAATCATCACCATTCCACCATTGCGCTGATCTCCCGTGCCTGATGTGTTGCCTTCAACGCAAATGACAGAATCTTTTTTCACATCAACGACGATGCCAATGTGCGAAATGCGATCAACGCCGTCGTGTGGAAAATCCATAAAAGCCAAATAACCTTTTTGCGGCGTTTCGCTCCATCGATTCTGATCCTTAAACTTTTGTGCTCCCGCTGCCGTGCTGACAACCGATGGAATCTTGATGCCAATTTTTGTCGCGCACCACATCACAAAACTTCCGCACCACGGCAAACCATCAGCCATCGTGTGTTTGCCATACTTGGTCAAATTGACAGGTTCTTCAATGTAGCCAACTTCAGCCAATGCAACTTGGCAAAATCTTTGAGCTGTGCCGTCAGGAAATGTCGTCATAATTTTGAAGGATTGTTCTAAAGGCCCAAGGCTTTAAGATCGTCAACACTTAGACCAAGAGCTTTTAACTTAGCTTCGGCTGCTGTTTTGGCAGTTGCCTTCGCTTCGGCTTCGGCTTGGCGTTGAGCTTCTTGGTCTACATCTTTTTCATATTGAGCGAATTCTTCATCGTTCATTTCGCGATCAATAAAGTGTTCTGAATCTGTGTATATTCTTACCATTGGTCTTGTCATTAGTTTGCTCCATAGATTAGAACTGTGCCGCTTATTGTTGAAGTTGAAAAGAAGGTTAATGAACTAATAGCGGTTGTTTCAGTTGCGTAGCCAACGCTAATCATTCTTCTTGCCGAAGTATTGCTTTGGAAAACAAAACAGGATTTAGAAGTCAAAGCAGTATTTGCATATTCAGGAATTACTATTTTGCCAACCGCATAACCCGGAACAGTTGCAAAGTAATCTACTAATCTTAAAGATGAAACGCCATTATCTTGAGTTAATGAAGTATTAGCATCACTTAAATAAGCCATTCCATAATTATTACCTGTGTTGCTATTTACTCTGAGTCTTATTTCGTTTGAAGCTGAAGTATTTAAGTTATAAAAATGGCAGACAAGTTCTTTATATGTAGTTGCAAAAGTAGCGCTTGTGGTTGAAGTTCCAGATAAAGTGGTAGTTGTAAGTAAAGTCATACCGCCAGCAGCAGGTGCAGCCCACTTCAAGCCAGTAGGCGAAACGGTGCTGTCGGCTGTTAAAACATGACCATTCGTTCCAGCTGGCAAGTTGTCGAATGCCGCGTTGCCTGTTCCAACAATCAAATCGCCTTTTGCTGTGATTTCTGTTGCCATTGAATTTGTTATTGTCACCGCACCTGATGTGCCACCGCCGCTGATTCCTGTGCCAGCTGTGACAGCTGTGATGTCGCCTTGATCATTTGCAACCCAAACAAAGTCAAGATCGGTTGCTGAATTCTTTGCAAGTATTTGACCGGTCGTTCCACCTTTTAGATCAAGAAATGAAGTGTCAATTCCATTGCCTAAAGTGCGAATGGCAGCTGCACCATCTTTGACCAAATCCGTGTCGGCGGGTGTTGTCCAACCGAAGTTTGTTGTGCTCGGCATGTGCTCTCCTTACGCGACGATAGTCGCTTGTTCCCAGATAAGTGTATTTGATAAAGTGTTCCAAAGCTCTGTGACAGGCACAGAATTCCAACGAAATGCCTGCAAGCTGAATGCCAGCGGCGAAACGGTCATAGTCAATTTTATGTCGCTGACGGTGGCTTGGAATGTCCAGCCCTCGACAAAGCCTTGAAATTCGCCGCCGCTCATATTGGCTGGCAGGTTTTGCAGATTGATTGGCATTCCCATGAATATGTCCAAAAACGATGTTCGATCGATTTCGTCAATTTCAGGGTTGCCAAGCGCAAAAGTCACGCTATCAAAAACGGCTTGCGGGTAGGCTCGGAGCTCTAAATAAAATGCCGCTTGGCTTGTCGCGTCACCTTGATTCTTCAAGGTTGTGCGGATTGTTTGGGCGAGCTCTCCATAAGTGGCAATTGAAGCCACATCGCTGTCGCTGACTTCCGAATTGCCGCTTGCCGTATATTGCAGCGTGATGCTGTTGCGCACATCGCCCGATCGCTTTTTAGTCGTGATATTGCCAGCAAGCGCGTGTTTGGCATCGAGATCGACATAACCGTTGGCTGAGAAGTATTCTGTGCGATGCGTGCTGTCAGCGTAATTGATTAAGCCGTTTGGGCTTTCGTATAAGTATCCAAGACCCGATTTAGCTAGGGCTGCCACGATCGAATAAACATCGGCATCGACGCTGTTTTGACCGTCAAGCGTGTAATCGCCCACATCAATTTCGCCAAGACCGCTGTTTTCGGCATCTTCCCACATGACCGTCGGATCATAAGCCGACCAAATTTCACCAGCTGGAACAGAATTCCAATTGGCAAAAAGTATGCCTTCAAGCACATCTCTGATTTGCTCGCCGTCTGTGCCTTGCGTGATGTTGCCAATGAAAACGGCTTTTGGCAATCTTGCCAACGCTCCAAGAGCCGTGATGCTAATTGTTTGGCTGATACCGATGCCGCCTGCCGATGACACATTGACATTCATGTCGGTGATGTTGCCACCGAATAAAACAACATAAGTGCCAGCATCGTTTTTGACTTCGATAGTGACACCATCATTGATGTCAAAAGTGATTGGGCTGACATCTGTGTTGATGACTTGGATTCGGCAATAACCTGCGACGGGTTGCTGATAGATATTTGTTCGACCTGATGAGATTGTAAGATT